TACCATATTTAAATACCTCGTCTAGAAAAAAAGATTATAGAGAATATTATAATGATAATACTAAACAAATAGTAGAAAACAAGTTTAAAAAAGATATTAATACATTCGGATATAAATTCTGATAAATAATAGTAGCAGTTAATGGAAAGTTAAAATGACTAAAAAATTAGAAGATTTGCTTAACCTAGATGATTCAAAAGAAATCATCAAACAAGCACAACAGCAAGAAAAAGAGCAAACAAAGCACGAAATAGCTCACGAAGAAAGTTTTCGTGACATAGCCGAGTTTGATAAAATTGCTAGTGCATTACCTGCTGTCAAAGGATTAGGTGATAAAGCTGATAGCGAATTAAATGATATTGCCGATCGTGCATTAACAGCATACGAAGATCTAATGGATTTAGGTATGAATGTTGAAAGTCGTTACAGTGGCAGAGTATTTGAAGTTGCTGGCGGACTACTTAAAACAGGACTAGATGCAAAAGTAGCAAAACTTAATAATAAGTTAAAAATGGTCGAATTACAACTTAGAAAAGAAAAACAGGATAAAGATAGCGGTGCTGATGAAGGTATGATCTCCGGTGAAGGCTATGTTGTTACAGATAGAAATAGTCTATTAGAGAAGCTTAAAGGGCTTGATAAAGATAAATAACATATAACGGGAATGTATATAATGGAAACAAGATTTCAAGAATTGCTTAACGAGTCTAAAAAGACTTATAATTTTAAGATTGGTGTAGCGGGATCGCTGCCAGAAGGATGCGAAGAAAGTATAAAATCATGTTTGAAAAAATATGATGTTGCTTCAATGACTAAAGGCAAAAAAACACCAATACAGGAACGTCCGTTGGATTTTCCACAACTAGAGAATATGGAAGTTACATATTTTGAAGTTGAACTTAATTACCCTTCAACACAGCAAGTTTTACAAGAATACATTGGATCATGCTGTAATATTGACCAAGCACACATTATTGTACGTAATCCAGAAGAAATGCAAGAAAAGTATCAGGCAATGCCGGAAGATACTACTTATGAAACAAAATTAACAACAGAAGACATGGGCGGTGAGAGCGCACAAGAGAATGTAGGCGACAACCGTGTAATGGATCTTTTGAAAGAGCTAGAAGTGGCTCGTAAAGAACGTGAGCACAATCCAAGCGCCGCGGCACCGGAGGCAAACTAAAATGAACATGAAAAAACTACTAGAATCAATGGATAGCATTGAGTTAGAAGGCGGAATGCCAATGGTACCACCAATGGCACCACAACCACAAGAAGACAAAGGCAATCCAGTAACAATGAATGTATCAATGAATGCAAGTGGCAAAGATAATGTTACAGACTTAATTGATATGATGAAAAATGCAGGATTAGGCGATGCAGGCGAAGTTACTGCTGACATGATGCCTATGCGTACAGACATGGAACGGTTACGTGATATTGTTAAAGGTCCAAAAGATATGGACGATCTTAAACCAGGCATGCAAGATGAACCTTGTGATGCTTGTGGCAAACAACACGTCGGTGCAAGCAGTTGTAATGATGATCTTGAAATAGATGACGAAGCAGTTGCAGAAGAATCCGACGTTGAGATTACAGACGAAGTTTGGCAACAAATTGCGCAGCGTAGAGAAGAGCTTGTAGACGACGAAGGTATGGAGCCAGAAGAAGCATTAGAACAAGCAGCCGAAGAAATGGGCGTTGATCCGATGGAACTAGAAGACTGGTTAGAAATGAATGTTGAAGGTTATGATAACGAGCCTGATGAAGAATACAAAGCAATCGACGATGTAATCAACTCAGGTGACGACCTACACAGATCTAAGAAAGCATACCCTGCTGCACAAGACGGTGACAATGCAATGGCAGTAGAAGACGATGAAGATGCACTAGAGGACAACATTAGAGAAGAACTTGCAGCAAGATTAAAAGAGCTAATGGCAGATGGATATGACGAAGACGAAGAAGTTGAAGACTGTCCAGAGTGCGGCGAAGCAGGTAAGAAAAAATTAATGGCTTGCGGCAGTTGCGGCTGTAGTTAATAACTATCGTAACATACAACTCAATAGCACCTTCGGGTGCTATTTTTTTGGTTAAATACTATTATGGCAGCATCATTAGACGGCGTCTTAATTAAAAAGGCGAATAAACAAGAAACATTTACTGAGTCTCAAATAGAAGACCTTACACTATGTATGGATCCTGAGCTTGGCTATCTGCATTTTGCAAAACATTTTGCTTTCATTCAACATCCTGTAAAAGGTAAATTGTTGTTTGATCCTTATGAGTATCAGTTACGTTTAATGGACAGTTACCATAGCTATCGTTTTAACATTAATATGATGCCTAGACAAACAGGTAAAACTACATGTGCTAGTATCTATCTAGCATGGTATGCAATGTTCAATCCTGATCAAACTGTACTTGTAGCAGCTCACAAATATACAGGTGCACAAGAAATTATGTCACGCATACGTTATGTCTACGAAACATGCCCAGATCACATTAGAGCAGGGGTTACAAGTTACAATAAAGGTTCGATTGAATTTGAAAACGGATCGCGTATTGTAGCACAAACTACAACAGGCAATACAGGACGTGGTATGAGTATATCATTACTATACTGTGACGAGTTTGCATTTGTGCAACCTAACATTGCTGAAGAGTTTTGGACTTCTATATCACCTACACTAGCAACAGGTGGTCGTGCTATTATTACTAGCACACCTAACTCAGATGAAGATACATTTGCTACTATTTGGAAACAAGCAGAGCAAAAGTTTGATTCACATGGAAATGAACAAGAGCTAGGTATAAACGGATTTCATAGTTTTGTTGCACAATGGGACGAACATCCTGACAGAGACGATACGTGGAAAGAAGAAGAAATTGGACGTATTGGCGAAGAAAAGTTTAGACGTGAATACGGTTGTGAATTCTTAGTATTTGATGAAACATTAATTAATTCGATAAAACTTGCTGCTTTGGAAGGCGGCAGTCCTATATTGAATATGGGACAAACACGCTGGTATAAAAAACCAACTAATCAATATACATATGCTATTGCACTTGACCCTAGTATGGGAACAGGCGGCGACTTTGCTGCTATACAAGTGTATGAACTACCAAGTTATGAACAAGTAGCCGAATGGCAGCACAATCAAACTGCTATTCCTGGCCAGATAAGAATACTAAGTGATATATGTAAGTATATTGCAGATTCTGCAGGTGATAATAATGTATATTGGAGTGTAGAAAACAATGGCATAGGAGAAGCGGCACTGATCGTTATAAACGATTTTGGGGAAGAGAACATTCCGGGTTTGTTCGTAAGTGAACCGATGAGAAAAGGTCACGTTAGAAAGTTCCGCAAAGGCTTTAATACTACACATGGTACAAAGATTACAGCATGTAGTCGATTAAAAACAATGGTTGAAAATGACAAAATGAAAATACATAGTAAACCATTAATAGGCGAGCTTAAAAACTTCATTGCTACAGGTAGTAGTTTCCAAGCAAAGTCAGGCACACATGATGATTTAATTGCATCAACATTACTTGCTATTCGAATGATGGCAGTTCTAAAAGATTGGGATCCCAGAGTGTATAATACCTTTAATCAGGCAGAACATGATGATAATTATGAACCGCCAATGCCTATCTTCATTAGCAGCAACATATGATAAATACAATATGCAGAATTTAGACTTTATAGCAGACGAACTATTCAATAAAATAAGAGGACGCTTTCCGAGTGTCACTATTGGGGACGCCGAAGGCAATGTAACTAATGAGCCAAAACTAGCTCGTTACTTTGACTTTAACTTTGTAAACGAAGGACGTCCAGTAGGAAAAGTGAGTGTAAGTTTAGATGATAAAAACGTAGCAGTTGTTTACGGAGAAGATTTAGTTGCTAACGAAACTGAATTAACAAGAAGCAGCTGGTATGATTTTTTAAAAGAATTAAGAATGTTTGCAAGAAAGCGAACATTAGCGTTTGATACAAGAGATATAACTAAATCAAATTTAAATACTAGAGACTACAAATTTTTAGCAAATAACCGTGGCGGGGACGAAAACATGAACGAATCTAAAATGTATGGCACATCAAGAGTGAGTTATCAAGACTTTGATGGAGCACGTTTAATGATTAAACACACTGAGGGCATTGACCAAGAAGCAGCAGGTGGAAGATCAAAGAAAGTTGGAACTTTATATATTGAAAGTTCTGAAGGTGAAAGATTTAAATATCCATACAAGCACGTAACTGGTGCAAGAGCAATGGCACGTCATGTTGCAGAAGGCGGAAACGCTTATGATGATTTTGGTAAGCATATTGTAAGTATGTCAGAAGAAATGAACAAACTACGTAAGTTTAAAACTTACATGGGTCGTTCAGCAGTAATGGCAGAAAGCCTAGCAGAGTATGTAGACGTAGTTAAAGAACGTATCGCCACAGTTAAGAAAACACTAGAGTCACTACAACGCCCATCATATTACAAAGAAACATTTGAAGCATTTGCTCCAGCAGTAATGGAAGATGTCCCAACTGACGTTGCTGAAAATTGGATTGATCAATTAACTATTAGACAGTTTAACGAAGAATTGTCAGATGTATTCCCGTACATTTATAAGTTAGTTAGTGAAGCAAGTAAAGCTGACGAAGTAGGACCAGACGAATTAGATGAAGTAGCAGGACCAAAAGATTGCTGGCCCGGTCACAGAAAAGTCGGTACTAAACCCGGCACAGGTAAAAATAAAGGCAAGCGTGTAAATGATTGTGAAAAGATTCCAGAAGAAATGGAAATTGAATCAGCATTTGAAGAAATGATGGGTCAGTTTGCTGAAGGTGAAATGAAGTGGAAGCAAACTAGTATGTCACCAGAAGAAGCTGTAGCAAAGTACGGCAAAGACAATGTAAAAGTTAAAAAAGGCGGACTTAACAACGGCGACGATATGGTATCAGTACAAGTTGCAGATGAAAGTTTTGACCCGCAGTCAGAGCCAAGTGACCGAGATTTAGCTGTAGAAGAAATGATGGATGCATACGAAAAAGGTGGCGAAAAAGCTCTAGCAGCTTATATGCATATTAGCGAAGAAGAACTTGATCAAGATATTAACGAATGGTGTGCAGAACACGGCAAGCATCCAGACGATGATAGAGATGAAGCAATTGAAGGTGTTGTTGAAGAGTTAGCTGATATGACAGATTTTGACTCTCCTGCTGATTTTGCAGCTGATGTTGCAGCTGATAACGCAGCAGAAGGCAATGCATACGCACACGCTGTAAAGAAAGCCAAAATGAATGGCAAGAAAAAAGGCGACAAAGTAGACGGTCCAGACGGTGACGAAATTACGCTTGAAAAAGACCAAAAGACCCCATTAGGAGAGTTTATACTTTCTTATTACGATAAAGAAACAGGCGAATTTCCAAAAGGCGAAACAGCAATACTTACTATGGTAGAAAAAGATTACGGCGAGCAGTTTATTGAACCTGCAAAAGCGTTTATTACCAAAGTATACGAAGTAACAGAAACATATCGAGAACCAGCACAAACTCCAGAATTCGAAAGAATGAGAGAACTAGCAGGCTTAAGATAAATAGAATTGGATAATAAATCCAATAAGTTTTAAGTTTTTCTTTAAAAAAGACTTGACATTGTTTGTAGAATAGCATATAATAATAACTGTGCTACAAACAAATAGGCACTTGATAACACGTAGCAACGTAGCTACAACCATAAAGGCATATATAGGAGGCATTAATTATGGCATCATTAGCAGAAATCCGAGCGAAGCTCAAAGAGCAAGAAGCAGGTAACAACAACCGCAGTTCAGGCGGTGGCGACAACAGCATTTACCCATTTTGGAATATTAAAGAAGGCGAGAGCGCAACTCTACGTTTCCTTCCTGATGGCAACGCTGATAACACTTTCTTTTGGCAAGAGCGTTTGGTAATTAAATTACCGTTTGCTGGAGTTAAAGGACAAACTGACTCACGTCCAGTACAAGTACAAATTCCATGTATGGAAATGTATGGCGAGACATGTAACATTCTCAACGAAGTACGTGGTTGGTTTAAAGATCCAAGTCTAGAAGACATGGGTCGTAAGTATTGGAAAAAGCGTTCGTATATTTTCCAAGGCTTTGTAACAGACAATCCGTTGTCTGAAGACACAACTCCAGAGAATCCAATCCGTAGATTTATTATTGGTCCACAAATCTTTAATATTATTAAAGCGGCTCTTATGGATCCTGATATGGAAGAATTACCAACTGATTATACAGCAGGTGTAGACTTCCGTCTAAACAAAACATCAAAAGGTGGATATGCAGACTACAGCACAAGTAATTGGGCACGTAGAGAGCGTCCGTTAGATGATGCACAAATGAACGCAGTTAACGCTAATGGGTTATTTAATCTAGGAGACTTCCTACCTAAAAAGCCAGGCGATGTAGAACAGAAAGTCATGCAAGAAATGTTTGAAGCATCAGTAGATGGTGAAGCGTTTGATATGGATCGTTGGGGACAATATTTCCGTCCAGCAGGAATGGCACAACGTACAGGTGATCCGGTAGCGACACCAAAAGCGTCAACTCCAGCACCAGCGGCAGCACCTGCTCCAGTAGCAGAGGCAGCACCAGTAACAGAGGCAGCACCAGCGGCAGCACCAGCAGAAGCAGGTAAAGCAGAAGACATTCTAGCAATGA